CCAACCTGAAAGTGGTCGGCGCCACCCTCATCAGCGCCGGGCTGGGGGCCAGCACCACGCTGACCGTCACCGTCGGTTCGACCGTCATCATCAACGCCGAAGGCACGGCAACGGCGGTATCCAAGTATTTCCCGGTGGACGATCTGAAGACGCTGCCCGACCAGGAGATCACCCTCACCGTCGGCGGCGGCGCAGCAACGGGCACGGTCAAGCTCAAGCTGCACTATGAGGTGATCGGCAACCTGTAAGGCTGCCCGTCACGCCATGCCCGGCCCAGTGCCGGGCTTTTTCATTTCTGGATTGGAGATATTGCCGTGAGCGACAAAATTGCCGTGGTTTATATCGGCGACAAGCCGAGCAAGAAAGACACTGTGACCGGATCCCGCCTGGTGTTCCCGCGCCACACGCCCGTTGATGTGGAGAGCCACATTGCCATGCAACTGCTGGAGTTCCCCACCGTCTGGATCCGTCATGAGGCGCTGGCTGGCGCGCTGGAGCGGCAGGAGACCATCGCACGGATGGAAGCGGAAGAGCAGGAGCGCCTTGCTGCAGAGGCTGCCCGCCTGGCCGAAGAGCAGAGCATGGTGGTTGGTGATATTGATCTGGCCAAGCTCACTTCTGCCCAGCTGGCGACCCTGATCGAAGGTGAAGATCTGGGTATCGAGCAGAAGGGGCCGCAGGAGAAGGTGGGCGACTTCCGCGTTCGCGTGCGTGACGCCCTGAAAGCCAAGGCCGCCAAGGCGGAGGGCTAAGCATGCAAATGGTACCCCGCGAGCAGTTCCTGCCTACCGTCAGGCTGCACATCACAGGTCCGCTCGAGATGCTGCTGGAAGAGGCCGTTACCGAGGCGGCAATCACCTTCTGCCGCGAATCAGAGCTGCTCACCCTCGATCGCCTGCTGCCAAGTGCGGCGGCTGGCAGCCTTGAGGTGGTGTGCAATGTGGACGGGGTTACCTCCTGCAATGTGTTGCACCTCACTGGGGCAGATGGCGTGCCGCTGGACTCCGGGCGTGACTACTTCGCCATGTCGGCCAATGAGCTGAGCATCCTGACCGATCTGAGCAATGTGCGGATCTGGTACGCGGCCGCCCCGGTAAAAGGCGCCAAGGAGCTACCGGCACAGCTCTACACCGACCATGCCGAGGCCATCGCCCATGGTGTGGCCGCGCTGCTCTACGCCCAGCCAGACCGCCCTTGGTCTGATCCAAAGCGGGCCAACTTCCATCGCGCCGAGTTTGTCGAGGGGTGGCGTCGTGCCGGTCGGTTCCGCAAGCAGCATAGCGCCCCAACCCAAGTCGAATACTACAACCCGCCACGCAAACACAGCTTTTTCTAAGGAGTCGCCATGGCTACCGTGCCTATTTCCACAATCATCAAGCGGGTTAATACCCTGCTGGTCGATCCGACCTTCACTCGTTGGCCCAAGCAGGAGCTGCTGGACTACTACAACGACGCCACCAAGGCGATCGTACTGGTTCGCCCTGACGCTCACACCAAGAACGTTGAGTTTATCTGCGTGGCAGGCACCAAGCAGGCACTGCCTGCCGACGCCCTGCGGCTGATTGAGGTGCTGCGCAACGCCAACGGCAAGGTGATCCGCTTTGTGCCGCGCAAGGCGCTGGATGACAGCTATCCCGATTGGCACTCCGGCAAGACGGCGACATCCGTTGATAACTACTGCTACGAAGAGCGCGACCCCAAGACCTTCTATCTGCACCCAGGCCCGGCTGCGGCGGTCAAGGTGGATGTGATCTACTCGGTCGCCCCGCAATCCAAGCAGCTGGCTGATGTAGAGAACGCCAGCACCCCAGCCATGGCGGATCTGGATGATATCTACATCAACCCCATCATCGACTTCATGCTCTACCGCTGCTTCTCCAAGGATGCCGAGTACGCCGCCAACAGCAACCGCGCGGCAGGTCACTACAACGCATTCCTGCAGCAGCTTGGGGAGAAAACCCAGGCTGACGCCAACATGGAAGCCCGTCAGCAGGCTGGCTTTAACCGGGTAACAATGCAGTAAGGGGTGCATAGATGGCTGGAGTGTGGAAGCGTGATGGCACTGTAGCCGTCACCAACGGCAGTAAGAAGGTGACCGGCACCGGTACCACCTTCGCAGATGCCAAGAACGGGGTGGCCAAGGGCCACCTTTTTTGTATGACCACCGGCACCACGGTTGACCTCTATGAAGTCGATTACGTGGTGTCAAACACCGAGCTCCATCTCGTGCAGGCGTTCCGTGGCACTACCGGAACCGGCAAGGCTTACGAGATCATAACCACCTTCTCTGACTCCATTCCGGAGTTTGCCCGCAAGCTGAATGCCTCTCTGTCTTACTACCAGAGCCAGTCGGATATGGTTCAGCAGCTGTTTACCAGCGACGCGGCAGAGATCACGGTAACCGCCCCGGACGGAACGACTCACAAGCTGATCCCTTGGAAGCGAGTAACCAGCGAAGGTGAAGGCCAGGCGGCCCGCGCCAAGGTCGAGGCTGACCGCTCCAAGACCGAAGCCGATCGCGCCGTCACCGAGGCCGATCGTGCGGCGGGGATTGTGGCGCTGGCAGCGCTCCCCCTGCCGGATGTATGGGCGCCGCTCTCTGACAGCCTGCGCCTGATCACAGGATATGGGCGGGATGTGTTGGTAGGGTCGGATGTGGTGGCGAGGATGGTCAACTTTTCCCGCAACTCAACGGCTACCTATATCGGCAAGGACGGCCAGCTTAAAACAGCCGCCGCTAATGAGCCGCGCTTTGAGAAAGAGGGGCTGCTGATTGAGGGGCAGAGTACAAATATAGTCACAAACTCCAATGTGTTTACTCCTTATGGGTCTGGGGCCACCAAGGTAGATAACCAGCTGGGGCCGTTTGGTGCGAGCGATGCAACAAGAATCGACACGGTTAATGCATACACGGGGACAAACCCAGCTCTATCCTCATCCCTTGTTGATGGCGCTGTTTACACTACCTCTGTGTGGTTGCGTGGTGCTGTTGGTGGGGAGAACATTCGCATTGGTATTCACAACGCCGTCCCTGGAGTGCGGGTTACATTAACCACAGAGTGGAAGCGTTATTCGGTAACTCAAACCCGCGCTGCTGGAACCAATGCGGCTTTTATTATTCAGGCTGAGTCTGCGGCAGTGTCGTTTTTTGTCTATGGGTCCCAAATTGAGGCTCTACCATTCGCCAGCTCTTACATTCCGACAGCTGGCGCAGCAGTGACTCGGGCGCAGGATTTGGCGTGGTTACCTGCCTATGGAAATGAGCCGTTTGGTCTGGTGATGAGCATCGCCGCCGAGGTTGATTTGATTGGTAAGGGGTTGTCGAGCTGGCCTCGCCCCTACGAATTAAACGACTCGGAAAACAAGGGTGGCCATATCGTGATGGCGTCAGGGTCATGGGATGGCGCTGATTTGGTCGGCAGAAAAACAACTATAGCGCTCAGGTTTTCAGACCGCTCACACTGGGCTGCGGGCGCCAAGCGCCCATCTCAGTGGAATGGATACCTCAATCAGCTCTATACCGGAAATATCTATCTGTTCGGAACCACTAACCCGGCCCGCGCCTTTTATGGCCATGTTCGAAATATAAGGGCGTGGTTCGTTCCGCTGTCTGACGACCAACATAAGGCTATCAAATGACCGACTTTATCGACCTCAACTTAAAGGCGGCCGATAAGGCCGCCATGACGAAGGCGCTGATCGCTGCTGGCTTTATCAAAGACAGCGAAACAGGCACCCTCTATCACCCCACCGCATCGCTGCAGCTGCTGCCGCCCGGCATGGTAACGCGGCCGACTGGCGAGGTGCAGGTTGTAGATGGGGTGGAGATTGCATTGCGCGAGCCCGTCCCTGGCTATCATGCCAACGTCAGAACCCAAGACCCTGCAATGTCAGCCACGCTGGCGCCGGTGACCGTGGTTGTCGAAACCCCGCAATACGTTTGGGCATCTGCCCAGGAGGCGTCATGATCGTTCGTCTCGAACCTATCACGGCCATCGTGGTCGCCGTTCTGCTTGGCTGGGCGTGGAATACCGCCACAGCGCCGGGGCCGGTCTGCCAAGTGCAGGAGGTTCACCAGGGCAAAACCATCCTGGTGCCGCGCCCATGCAAGGATGTGTTACAGCCAGCCAAGTGAGCCTTGCCTCCTGGCGCTGTCAGCGTTAGGATTTACCCATCATGGCCCGCTCTATTCTGAGTGGGCCTTTTTGTTTCCTGCCCGCCGAGAATCCCATGTCAGCCATTGATATCGTCACCATGCGAGGAGTAACGCCGCGCGTGGAGCCTCACCTTTTGTCTGATGAAGTTGCCGTGGTGGCCCGCGATTGTCATTTCGATCACGGCGTTATCTCTCCCATCGAGGAGGATGCGAGCGCCGGGGTGGTGCTGCCCATCACGCCAACAACCCTGTTCCGCTATGGGGAGCACTGGTTTGCATGGAACAAGGTGGTTGAGGCCATGCGTTCACCCATCGCGCAGGATGAGTATCAGCGGGTCTACTATACCGACGGCGAATACCCCAAGGTGACCCATGCCCAGATAGCCACTGGTGGCAGCAACAAGCCTACCGCCTGGTATCGGCTCGGTGTACCTGCGCCCGGCGTTCCCGTTGGTGTTAGTGCTATCACGCCGCCAGAGGGTGGCAAGGATGACGACATCACCGACGACGAAACCCGCTACTACGTTGACACCTATGTGACAGCGATGGGCGAGGAGGGGCCGCCAGGGCCTGCCAGCGGTAAAGTGTCCATCACTATCCCTGAGTCAACGGTGACGCTGGCACTATCACCCCCGCAGTCGCAGGATAACAACATCACCAAGCGCCGGATCTACCGGTCTGTCTCCGGTGGTGGCTTGGCTGATTACCTGCTGGTTGCAGAGCTGCCCATTGCACAAGCCTCATTTGTGGATGGTCTCGCAGATGGCGAACTCGGCCCTGTGCTGGAGACCTACGATTACGCCCCACCCCCTGCTGCCTTGCGCGGCCTGTGTCAGATGGCCAACGGCATGTGTGCCGGGTTTGCTGGCAACTCGCTCTATCTGTGCGAGCCCTATCTGCCCTATGCCTGGCCGGAGAAATACCGGCTTACCACAGAGCACGACATCGTGGCGATCGCCGCCATCGACACCGCGCTGGTGATTGGCACCAAGGGTTATCCCTATCTGGCGCAGGGCGTGAGCTCTTCCTCTGTAACAAACCAGAAGCTCAGCCACTTGCCGCAAGCCTGTATCAGCGCGCGCTCCATGGTGGCGATGGATGGTGTCGTGCTCTATGCGTCCCCTGACGGCCTAGTTGGCATTGGCGCCAGCGGTGGGCAGGTGGTGACCGAGCAGGTGATCACACGCAAGCAGTGGCGAGCCATGAAGCCTGAAACCCTGCGTGCTTGGCATCACGAAGGCAAGTACGTCGGTCTGACCGATACCCACGCCTTTATCTTTGACCCCAAGTCTGGCGACCTGCGCGAGCTGACCAATCGCTGGGATGCGGCGGTTTCAGACATGGAGAGCGATAGCTTGTTTGTGGCCAAGGGGCGGGATCTGCATATCTGGCGCGGCGGCGAGACTGGTAATGGTCAGTTCGTCTGGCGCTCGAAGGTGTTTATGAATGTCAGCGGCACGGCTTATGGCTGTTGCCGGATCCTGTCGTCAGACATCACTCAGATCGGGATCAGGCTGTTCGTGGATAACCAGCAGGTAATGGAGCTTTCACCCGGCAACCTGACGGTGAGCGCGTTCAGGCTGCCCCCGGTGC